TTGAAAGCCTGCGCCTGCGCCTTGCTGCCATTCGCCGCCGCTGCAATGTTCTTATTGAAACGCAGCAGGGTTGTCGATAGTTCAGCAGAAGAAACATCGGCCAGACCGGCAGCATATTGCAGGCCGGTCAACGCCTCAGTGGTGATGCCGATCTTGGCCGCCGCCTTGCTGGCTTCATCAGCAGCATCAATGCTGCCCTTGATCCAACTGGCAAACGCGCCAGTAGCCAAACCAGCAGCAATGCCGCCCAGCGCCTTGCCCATGCTGATAGCTTGCTTCTCGATGCCCTGCGCGGACTTCTGAAACATGCGGTCAGCTTTGCCGAGGTCGGATTGCAGGCGCGCAGTGTTTGCGCTCAGGTCAATAGAGAGCGAGCCTAAAGCCATTTCGGCATCACCTTAGAAGATTGTCGATTGCGGCGCTGTGTTCGTCCGGGTCGTCGTAGTCAATGGCCGGCGAGGTGCCGGTTCTTAACTCATGCTCGACTTGGTAGAACGCTTGCCATTCAACGAAAAGCGGGGCCGACATTTGCCGTTCCATCCGGTCAACGTCCCACTCGCCCAGATCGCGGGCGAGCCGGAACAGAAAGAAACGGTCAGAACGGCACCTTAGTTTTTTGCGGAATCCTCAACGGCTTTTGTGGCAAAGCCGTTTAGTGCGCTTGCAGCGTTCGAGATGATCTGAATCGCCTCCGGCTCTTGTTCTTCCAACACTGAAAGATCATCGAGAGTGAACATCGGCTTGCCAGATTCATCGACCACTGAAAGCGCGGTCATGGTCAACTGGAGCTTGAACAGACCTGAAACAGCATTCGGATCATCGGCCCGCATCAGGCGACCAAGCCGCCCGAACTCGGTTTCAATGATTGCCCGATCACGCACGTTCAACGCCTTGATGCGAACATCACCGCCCCACTCTGGAACGGTGACAGTCTCAAAGCGCCCAGCCTGCCGATTCAATATCTGATCGCGATTAAGCATCAGTTATGCCTCGTTCTTGTTGCCGGACAGGCGAACAGACAGCGAGCCAGTGAAGATGCCGTCAACGCTGCCAGCTTCAGACAGCGAACGAACGGAGCCTTTCATGCCCGTCACGCCGCCATTGCGCTTCACGATCTTGAACCAGCGCTCGGACGAATCGAGCAAGCCTTTCTTCATTTCGACCTGAGCCACGTCAGCAACGACATAGTTCAACTCAACATCGAAGGTGCCGGTGTCAGACAGACCAACGCCAAACTCTTTGGCAGTGCTGATCATGGTGGTTTTGTCGATGTCAGAAGCCTGACCGGGCGACACGGTGTAGCTCTTGTGTTCGTTGCTTTCGAGGAAAGTGAACGGGGTCGCAGTGCCGCCGCTGGTGTAAGCGGTGAAGCCTGTCGAATCGCAGTTGACCAGCTCGAAAGTGTTGGCGGTCAGATTCTTGATCATGTAGCTCTGACCATTCAGCGCGGTCATGCCAACTACGGCGGCGATGGTCACAACGTCACCCGTTGCGAGGCCGTGAGTGGTAGAGGTCACAACAGCCGGATTGGCTTGAGTGATTGCGGTGATGGTTTTTGCGGTGCCGTTGGTGCCGAGCGCCTGAATGTAGAAGCGAGTGCCTTGCGACAGGATTGCGTTGCTAGCCATGAGTTTTCTCCAAGCATAAAAAAACCCGCACTAGGCGGGTTGCGGGTTTTTCAAAGGGTTGTTATTGCCACAGCGAGTAGTCGATCACGACATAACGCTGTTTTGTTTCGGGGTCGTACATGTCCTGGTATCCGTTGAACACAAATGCAAAAGCACTGGCGCTTTCGATTGCGTCCTGAACGGCCTGAGCTATAGCTTTTGCCTGCGAATATGTATCAGCAAAACATGAAAGCTGCATTCTGACGTTAACCCGCGACCCAGGCTGGCTCATGGTGCTTTCGCGCTGACCGCTAATCGCTTGGTATGTCACATACGGAGAGCTTGCCGCCTCTGGTACAACCAGCGCAGCGATGTTCTGGCCGACCATGGCAGTCAGCGGCGTATGAGCAAGTAGCGCTGCTCTAAGATCTTGCTCAATCATGCTGCTTTCAATCCTTTCTCTGCGGCTAGCTTTCTGGCTTCCTTTTCCAAACGCTTGCCCAAGTATTCTTTGAACTTCTGCACCGCTTCAAACTTTTTAGCCTCAAATGAGCCGCGCAAAAATGGCGTCGCGTGCTGGTTTTTAGATCCAAACTCGATCATTTTCCAGTAAGACGCATCCAGCGGATTTGACCAGTCTCGCTTTGATGCAGTCTTTACAACTTGCTCGCGGCCGCGCTTGTTTATAATGGTTTTGCGGCCCTGCCCTTGCTTTATCTTCACCTGCTTTTTATCTACATAGACGCCAACATAAACAGCCAGCCGCCCCTTGCTGCGTCGAACACTTATGCTCTTGCGAATAAACCCAGGGATGCGCCGCTTGTCGTTTCCTTGGTAAACAGGTACCCGACGCATAGCCTCCTTTCGGATAACTTGGCCAGCAGCGCGCAGCGCCCCGAGAATTACGGTCTTTTCAAGCCGCACAGAAAGCCCCGAAAGAGTGGCGCTCAACTCTTTCAGCCCATCAACCTTGTACTGTTCAGCCATTTGTCGGCCCTTCCGTGCAAAGCAGTTCGAGAGAAACGCCGGCTTCGTTTTTGTTGATCACCGACCGAACATCAAACGGACGAAGGTTGAACAACAGCCGGGTCGATGTTGTCACACCGGCTTGATAGCGCATCCTGACGCGGTGGGTTGTCTCACCCTGCACTTGCTGAGCGGTCAGCAGTTCGCGGCCAGAAAGCGGCTCAACCGAAGCCCATACGGTCGCAACGGTTGCCCACGTTTCAGACTCTTGCCCGAATGCGTCAACAGTTGCCGAGCGAGCCTGAATATTCACGCGCTGACGCAGTGGCCCGAGTCTCATGCGATCACCGGCACAACGTAAGCAGCCAGCAGCGCATCAACGCCCATCGGCACCGATTCCAGCGCCTTTTCGCCTGTTGCTTCGCGGTTCTGGTCAAGGTGTCCGACCATCAGCAAAATGGCCCCCTTGATTTCCTCCGGCACGCTGTCAGCGTCACCATATCCGCAAGTGAAGGCGACCTTGACGGCCATCGCCTGCGAGCGGGTTGCCGGCCAGCTTTTGCCGTAAGCCGGCGTCACTTCCCCGACAATCCCAAACGGGTTGACCAGATAGTCGGCAGGGTCGAGCGTTTGCAGCGCCCCGGCTTCGTCCAGGTAGGTGATCGACTCAACGCTGACCAGCGGAGGCATCGGCAGGCTGATCGCCCCGCATGGGAAACTATCAAGCACCATCCGCCACTTCTGGCTAACCAGCGCGCGGCCAGTTTGCTTCTGCGCATAACCGGTGCCACGACCGATCAGCGCGGTGACATTGGCATCTTCGTCAGAACCATCGACTCGCAGATGCAACTTTGCAGCCGATAGGCTGACAGGCAAGTCATCAGCAGCGCTTATCAGTTGCAAACCCATGTCAGGAAGCCTTATGTGTTACCGCTTTAGCACCTTGGCTCAAGCAGTAGTCAACGGAATCTTTGCTGGCATCAACCGAGCCAAACTCATTTAGCTGGTCGAATGTAGCGGTGCTAAACGTCACAACAGAATCAGGCGCATAACTAACGCCATCGATCAGTACCGCGCACAAAACGCGAACCGTCACAGAATCTTTTTTTGCAGCCATTTTCTAAACTCCAATGAAAGGAAAGCGGCGAGCCGAAACCCGCCGCTTTTCTCTGGTGTAGCTTAGGTCGCGCTGTTCTGGTAGTACTTGACTGCGCCAGCATCAACCAAGTTGCCGCCCGAGCGAATGAACGCCAGGAAACCAACCTGCCCTTTTGAGGCAAAGGCCGAATCATCAAAGCGCATCAACTGAACGCTCAAGGCGTCGCGGATGATGTACTTGGAGAAGTCACCGTAAACAATCGACTTGGCGTTTGCAGCCATTGCAGCCATGTCGTTGTTAATGACGATTTCCTTGCCCAGCAGCATGTCAGGCGCGCCAACAGTTGCGCCAAGCTCATAGCCAGGAGTCCAGATAGGACGGCCAGTGGTGTCCTTGATCTTGCGGATAACCTTGCGGCTACCTTGCGCCATCATGAACTTAGGATTGCCGGACTGCGCGTAAGCGTCATCCAGTGCTTCTTGCAGGTCAACCAGATCGTCATAGATTACGCTCAGAGTCTGGCCAGTGGTGCCAACCTTACCTGAACCTGCGCCGGTTACGATGCCGCGTGGCTGGCCAGTACCTGTACCAGTGGTGAAGTGCTGGTTGGTAATGCGGCCAATGCGGCGCACGATCAAGCTGCGCACAAACGCCTCGATGTCAACGCTGGAATCCTGAAGCAGCTCGATCGGCACAGTCACAACTTTGGAACTGTACTTGTAGCAGTTCAGGCCAACAGTCCCGAACGAAGGATCAAGCACGGCAGCGGCAGCGTTTTCGGCCAGAATCTCACCAACTTCCGACGTGCTGTCAGATGTAGGGAAGTTCATCGGGTTGCCCTGCTCAGTGTTGAGGATGGTAGCAACGCTACGCATTCCGCCAAACGCCTTCAGGGACTCGATCAGGTTTGAACTGATGGTTGTCGGGACGGTGTAACCGCCTTCGCCTGGAGTAGTGGTGGACATTGTGTTGTAGAACTTGGAAGCCTGCTCGGCAGACAGTCCACGCTCACCGCGACGCATCCACTTGTCGAAAATCTGGATTTCTCCAAGATGATCTTCGGTGTCTTTCTTGCCGGCCTTGACTTCCTTGCGCTCGAAATGTTCCTCGGCAGCCAGATCGAGAACTTTCTGCTCGCGCTCGATGCGGGCATCCAGAGCGGTAATCTCTCCGGTGATGTTGTCGTACTTCAGTTGATGTTCCGCAGTCCATTTCTGGTCTTTGGTTTCGTCCATCAGTTTGCGCGCCTCAAGGGCAAAACCGTTGCGGCTCTCGCGCAGTTGTTGAATGCTCATTTGTGTCTCTCCTGGGCATAAAAAAACCCGCCAGAGCGGGTTTGGGGTTTCGCGTTGGCGAGTGCCTAAAGCGCGATTTTTTCAAGTAGAGAAAGACGGCGCTCAAGTGCTGCGCGATCAATCTCTGGCTCTTGTTCGGGTTCTTTATTCATCAGCGCAGCCGGCGCGTTGCCGTAAGCGTCGAGGTTCCATTGATTCTTTGCAGCCTTCTGGCCTTCCATGATCCGGTCGGCAAAACCATGCTCGACCGCTTCCTGAGCGGTGAACCAAGTCGTATCGGCCATCCATTGCGCAATCTGCTCTGCGCTCTGGCCGGTCTTGCGCTGGTAGTCGGAAACGATTGACGCATCAACCTTGTCGAGCAATGCGGCGGTTTCCATCAGGTCTGACGAGTTGCCCATGGCCATGGTCCAGGCGTTGTGGATCATGAAGAAACCGCCATCGGCTATTTCCACTTCATCCGCAGCGAGTGC